CAATCTAGAAACACACAGTTTACTTTAAATGTAAAAAGCAGCAGTCATCTACCCATGTTTATACCAAGTGCAGAAGTAGAGGGCTATTATCATAGACGTTCTAAGAGGGTATAAAATGGCACATGTGAGAAATGCAATAGTAGCAGATGGTTTATTCCTAGCTCCTAAGATGCGGGATGAAGACAAAGATGAATTACTGGCAGCTGATGGTGTACGACCTATGGTAGCCTTGTTAGAGCCCTTTAAACATATAGGAGCTCGTAACTACAGTGTTATAGGCACAGAAGAAGAATACGTTGTTGGCATGTTTGGCTCAGTACCTTCAAGTGAAAAAGGATGGGGTGTAGCTTGGTTGTTATGTAGTGATGAACTGTTTAAGTATAAGAAAGAATTTGTAAAACAATGCCCTCAATGGGTAGAAGACATGGGCAAAGGGTATGACTATCTGTATAATTATGTAGATAAAAGAAATGACAAGTCATTAAAATGGCTTAAGTATTTAGGATTTAAAGAAATAGAAGAAATCAAAGAGTATGGACATCTTAAGATGCCCTTCTTATTAATGGTTAAGGAGATGAAATAGTATGTGTGGCGTTTATGAAGCAATGGCTGCCCTACAAATAGGACAAGCTATAATGGGACATCAGCAACAAAAAGCAGTAGCTGAAGCAACTAGACAGTCTAATAAAATAACTGAACAAAACGCTAATATTTCATATCTTAATGACATTCAAAAAATAGAAATGGAAAGAACAGAAGCAGCTAGAGAATTTGCCTTAGAAGATTTTAAAAGTAAAATGGATTTACGTAAAAAACAAGCTACGGCTCTTAATTTAGGATTTGGTAATTCATTCAAAGTTATACAAGACTTAGCTGGTGCAGCCGATACAGATTATGTGGAACTTCAAAATGCTTTCTTGTCAGACATGTATAAAGCTAATTATCAATATGACCAAGCATACGCTAACATGGGTCAGACACGTTCTAAATATTTAAAAAACATACAAGAACCATCAGGCTTAGCTACCGCTTTAAACATTGGAGCAGCTGGTCTATCATATGGAATGGCATACAACAAAGGATTAACAGCTTTAAATTCACCATCTAACATGGCTTCAGCCACAAGTGGGGCAGCTACGTATGGCTCAGGCACAGGTGGTTTTGAAGGATTTAAACCAGCTGGTCAATTTGAAATCCCAACAAGAACATTAGGTGGTAAATAATGGCATATGAATCTAAAGTAAGTAATAAATACTTCGGCACTACCTTTGCTGGTACAGGAAAAGTAACTGCTGACACTGAGTTAGGACAAGTAGTTGACGCTTTAAAAAGCACTTTTTCTCCCGCTGCACAAGGCTTTGGTGAATCTTACATTGAAAAGAAACAAAAAGAAGCTGGTGTAAAAATGCAAGAGTTATACGCTAAACACGGTAAAGACACTTTAAAAGAAGTAATGTCAGGTAAATATCCTGAATTAGAAAGTATGTATGCAACAGCCACTAAAGAAGTACATTTAGGTAAGTATGCCGCTTCTGATGCTTTTTTAAAATATAAAGAAAATCAACACGAATATAACCCTGAGACACAAGACTTAAATTCTTTTATGGCTAACTTTGTTCCTAAAGGATTAGAAAATAATGGCAAGTTTTTTGCTTCAGGATTTGGGGCAACATGGAATGGTTTATTATCTAAAGAATTAAGTCAAGATGCTACTAACAGGGCTGATGCGGCTCTTAACAGAGATATGCAAGAACACACAGTAATTTCACAATCTTGGGATGTAGATTTAGGTATTAATTATTATGACCATACTTACGGAGAAAAAGGTAGTCGCATACTTTCTAACACAAGACAAAACCAATATACAAGAAATTATATTAAAGTAGGTACTGACCAAGTGGGTTCTTTAGAAGATATTTCTAATTTAGAACAGGTGTTTTTTCAGGATAGAGGAGATGGAAGAAACATGTTAACTTCAGGTAATGAAGATGACAGTAAACTGTGGCAAGAGTTACAGAATAAAAAAGCTACATTAATTGCAAACAAGAACAATTTAAAGAAAATAAAAGATAAACAATTTGAAATGGATTTATTCACTGATTATGCGGCAGTCCTTTTACAACAAGAAGACCATAAATTTAATCTAGGAGACGGTAAGTTAATATATGATAAAGCCAATCTACAGAATACTAAAGACGCTCTTATTAAAATAGCTATTAAGAATAACAGAGGAGATTTAATTGATGAAATAGGTAAGCTAGAAAACAATGAAAACACTATTACTGACAACGGTGTTATTGAAAATCTAAGACAACAAGCTTGGTCGGGACAGTTTGATAATATGACCCCACAACAAATAATGGCGGAAGTAAGCAGTGTTAATGGTCAAGTAAAACATGCTAAGGACATTTTAGAAATATTAGAACAACGTGCTTCTCTTAGATTAAACGGAAATCCACCTGACCCTAGAGACGACCCTTTTTGGATGAAGTATATGGATATTAGAAAAGGCATTGAAACAGCTTCTACATTTAAACCTTTAGAAATATTAGAGGATGACCAACAAAAACTAATAATTAACCAAGTATTAAACAATCAAGACAGAGCAAAAATCTTAGACTGGCACAAGGGTAATCCTACACCACAGCAAGGTTCTGACGCATATTTTGACTGGTTAAAAGGTAGAGATATTTTTATTCAACAACTTGAGGCTGAACGAGATGGTGTTTTAAATAACCCAAGTGTTGTTGAGGGACTAAAAGAATTAGGCTACGCTGGACAAGGCGGAGCTGTTAAACGTTTAAGAAGCATAGCTGAAACCCAATTATTAAATAAACTTGATAGAGAAGATATCCTAACTAAAGCTAATGCTTTATTACTACCACCTAAAGAAGTCGTAAAGATGACTATTCAAAAGGCTGTTCAAGAGGGTAAAGTACCAGCTTTAATAGCTGCTGATGAATTTACTGAAGGAGACTTAATAAATTTAGTCAACGAAGATTTATTTGGTAGATTAGATATTAGTCCAGCAGACCTAGAAGCTAATATAGCTGCAAGAGACGCTTTTGTATCTAGTGTTACAGATTTTATCCAACGTGACCCAATGGATTTAAACCCTGAATTAATAGAAAGAGTGAACACTCTACTAACAAAAGAAGAAGCAAACAATGACTTTCCACAATTAAAATCTTTCTTAGATAATTATTACCAAGAGATAAATCCCTTGTTGCAAGGGGCAAAACTTTCTTATGTTATTAAAAACATAACAGATGACCAGTGGTTATCGTTGTCTACTAACTTAGGATTACGTCCTGAAGTGTTACAAGAAATTACCGAACAACTATACAACATAGATTTAGGAGAATAATACATTGGCTAAAAAAGAACTATATAGTTTAGACGAGTTATTAAATCCGTCAGTAAAGAAATCTAGAGAGGCTGAACCTAAATTACAACCTTCAGAAACTTCTTATTTAAACACTGTATCTACAGGTTGGAATAATTTTTGGACAGCTAGAGAAGAAGGGCAGTTGTGGGCTGAACAACAACTTTCTGACCCTAAAGTTATGGAACGATATAGAGCCTACGCTAGAACACGTCCTGAGATATTTAATACAGAAGATAAAGAATGGGACGACATGACCTATGATGAATTAAGAGAAGACTTTTATGAGCATGGTACTTTTAGAAACAACAACTCAGTAGCTATGGGAAGAGACCTTGTTGACTTAGGTATAACAGATGAAAAGTTTAAACAAGAATGGTCTTACTTTGAAAAGATTTTCCACGCTGCACCAGCTTGGGGTAAACACAGAAGTGGGTGGGCAGCGATAGGAGATATTGGCGGAGCTGTAATAACAGAGCCTTTAAATCTTTTTGGTGGACTAGGTGTTTGGAAAACAGCTGTTAAAGAAGTTAATAAACAATTTACTAAAGAAGGGATAGGCGGCGTCCTTAAAGACGAATATGTTAAACAAGTTAAAAAGAAAGCAGTTAAATTAGGGGCAGTTAATGTAGCTAAATATAATGCTTACGCTGGAGCTGGTCTTGATGTTTTAAAACAAACCAACATGAAAGTAGCTAACAATGAATATGAATATGATTGGTCTAGAACTGCATTATCTGCTGGTATGTCAGCAACTATAGGTCTTCCTATAGGACATGTTAGCTCAAAAATAAATTATTCCCGTGCTAACGCTGATGTTTATTTTAATAAAGATACTGACTGGATAAAAATAGATGACTTAGGTCTTTATAATGGAGCTCCTATTCTATCGTTAAAAGAACAGTCAGGTTACGTAGCTAACAGTGATGGAGTTGAAAAAATTGTTCCTGTTGAAAAAGGTACTATAGTAGGCGATAAAGATGGCAACTTAGGAAAAGTTAAAAAGGTTGCTTACCCTGACAGACAGGCGGTTGAAAAAGAAGTAACAGTAGAATTTACAGATAAGAAGGGAAATAAAACAACTAAAAAAGTAAAAGAATCTGAAGTGTTTGTACAAACAGACCCTGAAGTTTTACCTAAGAATTTAAGCGGAGCATCACCTAAGTATTTTTATAGAGAAACAGAGATAACTTTAGAATTTGAAAATGACATAGCTAAAGCTTTATACATTGTAGGTGGACGTGGGAAAAGTGCTAAACATGAAGAATACTTAGATTTCTTAAAAAAGAACGGTGTCGAAGATATTGAGACACAATCTAAAGCACTTAGAAATTACATTAAAACTGAAGCTAAAAAAGGAATTACAGATGTAAAAGTTGCAGCTCATCATGTTAAGTCTAAAAAAACTTTACCTAAAAACGTAGAACAAATAACAGGAGAAGGTGTAGACGGTGTTATAAAGCCAAGACTTTCTGATGAAGCAAAACAGATAAAAAATAAAGCTGATGAAGTCCCTTTCAATAGAGACGTGTTTAGAAATAGAAATCAAATGACTGATGAAGATTCAGCTAGATTTGATAGTATTATGGCTTTTATCAAAGAAAACTATTCTGCCCTTAAAGGTACTAATAAATATATTAAAGAATTTAGAACCGTCACAAGAAAGTTAGAAGAGTTATTAGATGACTTTGCTGAACGAGCTGGCATGAGAATAAGTAAACAAACTAGAGGTCAAATCATTACTGACGCTTTAGATTGGGCTAAGACAGGTAAAGAAGGTGGTGTACAGTTAATAGCTGCAAGACTACAAAATTCATTAGACATGGAAACTCTTAGCCAAAAGATAGCACAAACTAAAGCAGCAAAGACTAAAGAAGCTCAAGACGAGTCTCTTATACAAGAGCAAAAAGCTTTGGATGATGTATTAGAATCTTTAGTTATAGCAGATAGATTACAGACAATAATGTCTGACAACTTAACAGCAGCTAAAGTAGGTATTAAATTAACTGACGCACAACGTTTAAAGAAACAATATATACATGAAACTTTAAAAGACATGTTGAAAAGTGAAAACGTAAATACTTTAAGCCCATCAAAAAGACATCTTCTTAATGAGAAAATAAAAGAAGGATTAGGGAATGATGAAGTCATGTATTCTTTGTTGCGTAAGTATGAACAAAATAAAGATGAGAATGTTAACTTTGCTGCATGGTATAACGAGTTTACCACAGCTAACTTATTGGGAGACCCTATTACTCATTTAGTTAACATTACTAGTGGATTAATAAAATACCACTGGGACATTGGTCATAACTATATTACTGCTATGCGTTTATACTCAGGGGGTAAACTTGTAGAATACAATTATTTTAAATCAGCTGGAGCAAAAAGAGCAGCTCAGAATGAAATTCAAATGGCTAAAGATATAGCAGCACTAGCTACTGATAAGTTTTCAATGGAAGTAGTCATGTTTAAAACAGCTTTTGATAAAGCTAAATTAGCTTGGAGACGCCAATCAACTGTTGGTGATATTTATAACACAAAATACAATGACGGTAGGATTGAACGTGTCCATGAACTATACACAGATTCTTTAAAGAAACACAATAACGTAGCTATAAGAGCATCGGGACATATTATGAGTCCTTTATCTAAAGCCGCTTATATGACATTTAGAGCTTTAGGTGTTGGTGACACCATGTTGAAACAATTACATTTTAATGCAGCTAGAATAGCTATGGTCAATCACCGTATGCGTAAACGTTATCCTGAATTGTGGGCTCAAAACGAAGATGGTATTCCTACACTACGTATTAAAACAAAAGGTCAAATAGAAGCTTTAGAAGCTGCTATTAGACTAGAAGAGACTTACAAAGGTAACAGACGATTAACTTTAGGTGATTTCTTTACAAAGTCAGGTGTAGACAAATCACGTAACTTTAATGTCTTTATGACTAAAAAAGACAGGATACAGTTTTACAAAGATAAAATTAAAGCTTTAAAAGCTGAAGATGCTAAAAAAGAAAAGACTGACTTTGAGAAAACATGGTTAGAAATGTTTGATGAGTACCAAGATGAGTTTGGTAACTTTGTAAGCACAGATACTTTTGCTGCTAGTAAACTAGATGACATGGACGCTATTGCTAAAAGTCCTTTGTTTGACCCTACTTATACTGCAAGAGATTCTACATTTACACAAAACCTAGTTAGTCCTATTGTTCCAAACGCTAAAGACCCTGTATTTAATAACACAGGTGGAGCGGGACAGAAGATGTTAGATTGGGGTTATAGACATCCGTTTTGGAAAACTACACTAGGTCTTAACTTTGTTAGAACTCCTGTTCAATTAAATAGATTTAACTGGCATTACACACCTGTTCTAAATAAATTTCATTTTCAATTTAGAGACATGTTAAATTCTCCTGACCCTTTAGTACGTGCACAAGCTGAAACCACTAAAGCTATAGCGTGGAGTTTATATGGCATGGCGTTTTTAATGTATCAAAGTGGTAGATTAATTGGTAGTCATCCTGACCCTGAGAAAAGAAATTCAATTAAGATGGCAGATGGAACATACGTAAAACATGACCGTATATTTCCTTTCACACATTCTTTGACTTCAGTCGCTGTAATGGGTGACTTAATGAAAGAATATGAACACATATGGGATGACCCTATGCACTCAACAGCTACACAGAAGGTAGAAGATTTTATGGGACACACGCTTGGTCTGACTGCTTCTTTTCTTAATACTTCTCTTAACTCTCAATTAGTAACAAACCAAGCTTTTGATTTAATGGAAGGCATTTGGGGAGCTTCTTTAGGGACAAGTGAGTACGAAGTACAAGAAGCTAAGCGTTCTTTGGAATCATGGGTTGGTTCAGCTAGTCAGAAAAACGTACCTTTAGGTACAACTTGGAAATGGGCTAATAGAGAACTAGCTACAGCTGATTACGAAATGCGTTCATATTTAGACAAGATGGCTGGAGTTAGTCCTTTTGTAACATGGTCAGAGATTACAGGAGACCCAAGACCATTCCAACCTAAACGTGGTAGAACGTATCGTGTTAAAGATAAAGTTAAAGGATACGTCCCTATGTACGGGTCAACATCTTGGGATAATTTATTTAAGTATTCAGCTGAAGATGTTAAAGATGTCTTTAAAACTCAACAAGGATTAGAAAGGTATTTAGAAGCAACAGCTAAAAAACTCCGTCCTGATACTTCTTATGAACTATTAGGAAGAGAAATAGCTGACTTAAATGATTTAGTCGTCCATGAATATTTAGACCCTAATACTAATAAAATTGTTAAAGCAAGAGAAGGACAGACATTTGCTGATTTAAGATTACAGTTAGCTGGTGAATTTAAAGTCAGTGGTAAAGGCATTGAAGATTATTTAAGTGAATTATTAGACAATCCTAAAAGTGCTTTTTACACTAAAGTAACACCAAAAGTAATTGGGGGACAACGAGATGATTTCAAAATTATTTTAGGTATACACACAGCTTTTGAAACAGCTGCTAAACACTATCTAGTAAAAAATGCTTATTCACTTACTCCGCAAGGTAAAAAGATAAGACCTTTATTGGATGGTGTTAATCGTTTTGAAAGTATTTATAAGTCAGAATATTTTGAATATCAGAAGAAAGCAGAACAAGCAATAAAAGCTTTGACTGACCCATATAAATAATAAAGTACCCGTCTTAGATAATAGATACTAGAGAGAAACATACACATGGCAAACAGTTTTGTAAGATATACAGGCAATGGCAGTACTACTGCATACGCTGTACCTTTCAGCTATAGAGCACAAAGTGACATTACTGTTACCATTGGTGGCTCAGCGACTACAGCATTTACATGGAATGGTGCGGGTACACAAATTACTTTTGATTCAGCA